AGACGAATTAAATCACGTATATAAAGAGAAATCAAATATTACTCTATAATGACACAAAAATTGAAAAATCTTGTCAATGGTAAATGGTGCAAAACAAAGAAATACCAAAATGTTTACAATGTTCTGAATGGCAATCTCCATCACAAGGTACCAAATACATCAAAGAGCGAAATCATTCCCTTTATTCATTCCATTCAATCCACACCCAAGAGCGGTTTTCATAATCCTTTCAAAAATCCAGAGAGGTATTTGATGTTGGGTGATGTATGTTTCCGAACCGCTCATTCCCTTCACAATCCAACCATTCAAGATCAAATTATAGATGAAATCATTTGTGTTACTGGAAAAACGAGCGCCCAGGCATACAATGAATTAGCCGTGTCAAGAAAATTTTTGGAGAATTTCTCTGGAGATCAAGTGCGATTTTTAGCAAAAGGATTCAATACTCCAGGCGATCACAACGGCCAAATGTCCAATGGTTTTCGTTGGCCTTATGGTGGAGTTGCCATTGTGGCTCCTTTCAATTTTCCATTAGAAATACCTCTATTACAACTCATGGGTTCATTATTCATGGGAAATAAACCACTTTTAAAAGTAGACTCGCGTGTTTCTATTGTGATGGACAGCATGCTCAAACTCATGCACGACAATGGATTACCGGAAAATAATGTTGATTTTATACATTGTAATGGTAAAGTAATGGAACATCTTTTGTTACAATCAAAACCAAGAATGACACAATTTACGGGATCTACCAAAATAGCAGAAAAATTATCTAAAGCACTGCATGGTAAGGTGCGTATTGAAGGAGGTGGAATGGATTGGAAGATTGTTGGGAAGAATCAAGGATTAGACTCAGGAAAGGTTTATGAAATATGTGCAAAAGACGCTTATTCTTTTAGCGGTCAGAAATGTTCGGCTCAATCTTTACTGTTTATTCATGCATCATGGGATTTGCTTGTTTTTCAAAACAATTTGAAGAAATTGGCGGCAAAGGAAGTCATGGGTCCATTATTGACATTGCAATCCGACGAAATTATTGATCACGCAAATAAACTGCTTGAAATCAAGGGAGCCAAACTTTGGTTTGGAAATAAAAAAAAATATAGTGATCGCATACCAAACCATTTGGGATTTGTAGAACCAACAGCAATATATATTCCATTGGAACAAATCAATGAAAATAATATAGAACTTGTGACCAAGGAAATATTTGGCCCTTTTCAGGTCGTAACTTCTTACGAAAATATTGACAATGTACTTGATATATGTGAACGAATCAATGACCATCTTACGGCCGCCGTCGTATCCAATGATCCTATTTTTGTAAACTATGTAATAGGCAATACAGTAAATGGCACCACATATACGGGCGAAAAAGCACGAACCACTGGAGCACCTCAAAATCATTGGTTTGGTCCATGTGGAGACCCAAGAAGTGCTGGTATTGGTAGTCCAGAAGCAATGATTCAAACATGGTCATGTCACCGTGAAATAATTAAAGATCATTAAGATCGCAACATTTTCGTTTTTTGATTTGATTCGACACAGCATATTCATCATTTTTTAATAAAAATTGATTCCAAAATATAGAATATCTTTAAATCAATTATGGAAGAAATTCCAGTGAACGAATTGATACCAGGTGAAGAATATTATATTAAAAGTTTACAAAATGAAAATGCGAGACAAATTGCCATTTGTAAAAAAGTAAATCACATACAAGATGATAAGTACAGTGTTGAATTTGTAGATATATCTGAAATAAAAAAGTCAAATGGTTATGGGCATAGCGGGCTTCATTTTGGTAAAGGTTCGCGACATTGTTATTGGTTTTCATTTCATAAAGTGTATTCTATAAAATACAAGAAAAAGATAGATGATCTTTATAAAATAGCAATCAATACATACTTGCAACAAATTATTGGCGATTGTAACTTTCAATGGTATATATAAAGAATCACGCAATCACAAAACCTTAATGCGTGTTTCAGAGCATCCCTTAAAACAAGTTGATATTTGCGTTTATGATGGGAAAATAGGTTGTTATTCTTCCCACACCACGTGAATGGGCGTTTCCCACTCCACATAGGCAATGGCTTTGCTGGTGGGTCTGTCTAGGGCCATTACATTGTCTAGGGCCTGTTTTCTCCGGTCCAATGGGAAAAGGTTTTTGCTCAATTTTCTAGAATAAAATTTCCACGCCCACTCAAACTTCAGGGCTTCGGACCATGTAGGAAACCCCCCTACATGACAAACCCGCCTCCACGTTTCACCCTTTTTTACCTTCATACTGGTGGCTCGCGCGCCCCCTTTGATTTCACAATTATGCTGCCGCAGTCGGTGGTCCAAATCAACCGTCGCGCCTACGTATGTGGCATGGTTCGTGGATTCCAATAAATATACGTAAAACTTGCTCATTTAAATGTGTAGCTATAAAATCAAAATCAAAATTAAAATTAAAATCTTGATATAGTCTATAATAATGGCACCTCGTGAGAAGTTCACCGAATGCAAAGTGGGATATATCAAAAAGTCCGGAAAGGGACATCGGGTTTTACAATACGTCAACAACCGCACGGGCAAAGTGCGCACGCTTACAGTGGGAAAGCGCGGGGGATTATCTTATAAGGCTCCTGGCAAAACACGCCGATACATGCGTTCCACGTGCAAAAAGACGAAAGTGTCTTCTACGTTTTGGAACACGTTAGAAGAACTCAAAAAGAAAAAACACGCGTGAATCGGAAAGAAAACAAAATAAAATTGAAGTCAACGAGACAAATATTCCTTGACTCCAATCAAACCAAATAACTCTGATCATGAACACGATGTGCGATTCCGTTCAAGACGAAATGTCCAGTATGATTACGCAAATGCAAACAATATTTCGGGATATCGTACTGTTGTCTCAAGACCCCGACAAGACCAAACTGGAAAGTTATTGTAAGTGTAATAAACGCATCATTCAAATGATCATTCAGTTGGGAAACGCGAATGAAAAACAAACAACCAAAAAGGAGGAGTTCGTATCTATGGTGCAACAATATATCGAAGCGGAATAAAAACATATCATAATATAATAAATGCGTTATCCGATCATCATCACAAAGCAAGCTTGGAAAAAAATGAATCAAGTCTTGAAAGACACGAATCAATATGCTTTTTTATTTTCGGCGCAAGGTGGGGGGTGTAATGGTTTCAATTATTCTTTGAAGACGATGCAAGAGGATGAGTTGACGCAGATATTGGGGGACACCAGCGTTCCTCCCACCACATTGACGCATCAAGGAAATCACTTGTTTGTGGATCCCATGTCGGAAATGATGCTGCTTGGTACGACGATTGATTACATCCAAGAAGATTACAGCAAGCAAATCTACGAAAGCAAATTCACTTTCACGCCCAAGAAAGAGTTGGCGACGTCTTGTGGGTGTGGGGTGTCTTTTTCGCCGCGATAAGTAATTGAAAACCCAGTGAAACAATACAATATTTTTGTTATTGTATTGTTATGCTATATATCTATGAATCAACGATGATTAATCATCGCGCGGGCCATCCTCCCGGTCCCGCCGTGCCTCGCGGTTGATCTTATCCACTTGGCACATCAAAAGTCCATTTTCCATGGGAGCCTTGATTTCCGCCAGCTTGATCTTACCTCCTTCCATGCTTTCGGTCTTCCCAACGACATATTCTCCTTGCTTCAGATAGCGGAAGCCATCATCCACTTGAATGTCGCTGTGATGAACGAAATATTGTTTTTTTTCGCTATCTTCGACAAAACCATAGCCTTTCTTCTTACTGAACCATTTAACTTGAAACATTGCTTGTTGGACTCTTTATACATCACTCTGTAAGGATGTCTTTATATTGATTTTTTGTTTATATTATAATGTATACTTAAAGAATCGGAGGGGGATGGGAGGTCTCAAATCAGATTACTGAGCTTGAGGGCGCGAATCATGCGGGTGATACCGATGCCGCCCCCCGAGCGCTTGAAGAAGTTGTGCTTGACAAACTCCTGGAGCTCTCCCTCCACACGATCCCTGGAGAACTTGCTGTAGAGAATGTCCGCGTATCCGCCGTCGCTGATGGTGTGGAATTGGCGGTTCATTTCTTCGGGGTCGCACGACCGCTCGGCGCTGCCAATGGTCTCAATACCGTGCATGATCACGTCCACCTTTTTGGCCTCGCCTTCCACGTCGTCGCTTTGCTTCATGTTCCAGAACGGCGATGTGTAGTTGGGGAAATCCGTCAGAAAGAATACGGAACCATGCTCTTCCCCCATCTTTTCTTCGTGCTCGTTTTCCAGCTCTTTGACACCGTACCCTTCCGCGACCTTGGCGTACTTTTCGCGGGGATAATTCACGTCGCCTTGGGGTGTCTTGAACCCCATGTGCTCGAGAAGCTCGCGTTCCAGTTGGATGAGGTCCTCCATGTCTCCCTTGAGCTCAAACTCAAACATGGGGAAAATCTTGTCATGGCGCCCTGGAACGGGGTTGGGTTCGTTGCGGTAGCTCGTGCTTACGCAGAAATACCCGGGCGCGCGATCCGGGTTGGTCAACATCTCATATTCAAGCCACATTTGCCCCGTTTGCGGAAGCGGCCACACTTGTCCCGCGTAATCGTAGGTAGAAATGGTCATAGGATCTTCGCACGCAGCAAGGATACTCAGTCGCGTTTGGGTGTGAACTTCCAAAAACCCCTTGGACGTGAAAAAGGCGCGCATCATAGATACGGCTCTATCGAAATCTGTGGGATCAATCATACCGATTTTACTGCTCGTGCTAGAAGTGTTGGGTGCAGGTAAATCGCTCATGTTATAATCTCTTATATGAAGTTGTTTTTAAATAAGTTAACGGTTATATTATTATCCATTTTGGCGCGAGTTTAAATAAAAAATAATATCTTTTAACTTCAACTTCAAGGTAACTTCAACTATTTATATCTTTTGTGCAAAACCGCTAATTGTTCTTGCATTTGTTTCATATCAAATCCATTGCTTATATACATATGGGTTATGGTTTCAGATCGATTCATCTCTTGTAATACATGAGTCTTATATCCATTCACTTCATAGAAATGATACATATCAGCTCCATTCTCCACCATATATTTAATAACATATAAAGGTATATGACGATTATGACACGCTATATCTAAAGGAGACAATAGATATCTACATCGTAGTTGACCAGATTGAGAATGTAAACTGTCGGGAACAATACGAATGATTTCTTTAAGGTCGGTAAACATATTTTCGGTAAACACTGAATATGTACTTTCAGCATAAGGTAAGGTACATCCACTACACAATAAATCAATAAGTATGCTTGAAATCGGTTCATTCAATTTGTATTTGGTTTCGTAACAAGAATACTTTTTGATCAGGGTAAATAATGCGTGTAAATCTTTTGTGTATTCATCAATAAAGGTTTCATTTTGTGTTTTAGGATACAGAATGGTTTTGAGATGTCTATGATTGACATAACTTTCTTTTATGTTTAAGCTCGTAATGGAATAATGGGATTTTGGAATTTTAAGATAGTCATGAATGACAGCATGAATGTCCAATGGAAGTTCAATCATAGTGTTGATGTAATGATAATTTCATATTTTTTATTTTCAATTTTTTCAATTCTTCAATGAATAATGAAAAAATTGATTGTCTCTATCCATACAAAATGAATCCTATATCAAAACATGCAAACGATGTTCGTAATCCTCGCGGCAACTCTCCCCACAATTCAAGCATATATTTACCATAGTCATATTGCCTTGCAGCAACCTTATTCGATTCACTTTAATCCCCATACCAGCAAAGATATGAAAAAGATTGACGAAGAAGGAGCGTTGGTTTTGGCGTCTCATTGGTATGATGAACTCAAGAATATACAATATGATGAAGAAGACACCACTCCTTTGCGCAAACAGATTGATTTTCTTTACTCTTATCCCAACGATGATTATTTACAAATGAGTCATTTGATGAACTTCAATTACAACATACAAATGGACGACGATGTACATAATGAGTATTTGATTTGGAAGCCGAAAATAAAGCCCGAGTTTATGAATGATTTTCAATCCAGTTCCATCTTTTACCCTTGCTTTCGCCAAACCCTATGTTTGATTTCCTTTCAGCGCACAACGAATAATGTGGAAATTCAAGATATGATTTTCACTCCGTTTTGGAATGGAGAAACAAAAATCATAAAAAAAAAGATAAAGGGGATTCTAACAGAATACTTTTTGGGATATTTAAAGCATAAACGGATTCATTTCCAGTCTTAGTCCACGATTTCTAAATTGACTAATATTTCGGATGTTTTAGGCTCCTCTACGACAGGCTCCTCTACGACAGGCTCCACCACAGGTTCAGGCTCCTCTACGACAGGCTCCTCTACGACAGGCTCCTCTACGACAGGCTCTACCACAGGTTCAGGTTCCTCTACCACAGGCTCCACCACAGGTTCAGGTTCCTCTACGACAGGCTCCATCACAGGTTCAGGCTCCTCTACGACAGGCTCCATCA